CGTCAACGATTCCTCGACCGATCTCACCGAATATGCTTGGGGACAACGGTAGAAACGCTTCCTTATATCCACTCTCACCAACAAGCGCCGGAGGGATCATGGTCGGCTGTTCAAATACCGCGCCTTCCCCAAAGCCAGCAATTGCTAAGCCAGCACCGCCAGCAGCAAACGCCGCTGCCGCTGCTGCATGCCCGATCGCCTGTGGATTCAGGAAAAACAACGGAGGGATGAAAGACCACGCAAGCGCTTCCACGGCATGAGACGCCGCCTTTACAAATAGTTCTTCGCGCAACGCGGTAAGTAAATCATGCAGCATATCCCCAAGTACCCCCCATAGGGATTTCTGCGTGTCCTTGTATTCCTGTCTTTCATCTGCTAATGCTTGTTCACGACGCCTCTCTTGCGCGATAACTGCGTCCGAATAATCTTCCTCAATGTCCTCCCTGCGACGGGCATAGTTCGTTGTTGCATCTTCCATGTCTTCACGGTAGCGGGTCTCGATTCGAGCTCGTTCCTCTGTATCTTCACCAGTTATGCCTTGCAACTCTCTTCGGTATCTTCTCTCGATATCCTCTACTCTCCGTTGGTAGGATAGCTCTGCGTCTTTAGAGTCGTCCTGGCGGGTATACTGAAGATCCGCTGCGTCCTGGTTATAGTCTTCCTCTATATCGAGCATCCGGTCCGCATGTTCCTCCGCTAGTCGCCGCTGGTCGCGGAAGTGATCGACAATACCATTCAACGTGTCGCCCAAGGCACTCTTCGCCAGGGACTTGAGGCTATCCCACATATCGGCCATTACGTTTCCAACCTCGGCTCCGCTGTCTTTCACAACGTCAACGAAGTCATCCCAGAATGTCCTCTCTTCCTCTATCGCATCTTTATGGTGGCCTTTACGTAAAGCATCCCAAACCGTTTGAAGCGTTTCCTCGGCCTTGAGAATGAGCGCCGATCCGTTCATGACTCCGGTAGCCACTCCCTCTGTATACGCTTCGCCCGTGTCTTCCCCTGCTCCCTCTATGTCAGGTATGCCTTCCTCAACAGTTCTTACGACGCCTTCTGTTAGCGCTTCCCCCGCTTCCTCTCCCTTCTCCTCTGACTTCACCACAAGGTCATCCAGAATAGACCCGATCCCAGGCAGAATCTCCTCGTATTCGCCAAGGATCGCGCTAACGCCTTCCGCCCAAGCCTGAGCCATTTCGCTGACAGGAACCTTCATTACCTCCTCGCGGAGATCACCCATCTTGTCAGTGATGTCACGAAGTGTGATGATCGACAACCCTCCGGTCTGAACCAGTTCCGCCAACCTGGACCCAACAAGATTGATTCCCCCTTGCAGGATAACCCCTGCTTTCTCCACGTCTTCCGCGCTGTCCGTTAAATCGGAGAATGCCCCCTCCAGATCCTTGGATGCTTCCACGGCCTCGCTCTGAGCATCTGAATAGCTTGTTATGGCTTTACGCGCTTCGATGAAACCAATTGTAATGAGACCTAATCCCATGACCAACAAACCCGCTGGTGATAGGATTGCGCTCAAAAGAGTCATCCCGCTAATAGTGGCCGCAAACCACTTTGCCATCTGTACCGCCTTGAGAGCAAGGAACACCACGGTAATAGCAGATATGGCCGCCACTGTTGACGCCTTATGCCTCAACAGGAAATTAATAAAACGAGAGACCACATCGAGCAAATCCGCTACGATATTCACCGCGACTGTCAGGCCGTTTACAAAAGTAGTTCCAAGGCTTTGTGCATCCTCACCCGCCAGTCCGAGCGCCTTGCCGATCGCGCGGAAAGCATCCTTCACCGTATTCCATAGCTTCACCACCGCGTCCTTGGCCCTGACGAACGCTGAGATCAGCGGCTCGTGCTCTCTTGCCCAATCCTTGACCTTGCCCTTCAACGCGGCAAAGATACCCTTCAATCCCCCCATCTTCTCGATCCAAGAAGTCATATTGTTGACTATGGGGATAATGCGGTCCTTTAGAAAAGTCTTGAGAATCGGCATCATGTCTATTCCGATTGTTACCAGCAACAGCTCGACCGACCCTTTGAGAATCTGCCACTGACCTGAAAGCGTGTCCAGCATCTCGGCTTGTTGGTCAAATGCTTTTGTTGTTCCCGTTATCTTTTCTGTATACGTGGTAATGTCTTCGGCCCCAACACCCAACAGGATTGAGAAGTGCTTTAGAGCCTCCGCTCCAAACAGAGTAGAAATGGCTGCCTGTCGTTGCTCTTGAGTTAAGCCTGCGAAGCGATCCTCAAGCAGAGCGATCATCGGAGTTATACCGACAAAGTTCCCTCGAGCATCAAAGAACTCAATATTGAGTTCTTCCATCACCTCTTGCATCTCTGTTGTTGGATCGGCAAGTCGCGTGAAAGCAGTTGCAAGAGCACGGGTAGCCATTGTCCCTGTCAGGCCTGCGTCGCCCAGCTTGCCGATAAGTGCCAACCCTTCTTCGAGTGGAATGTTCAGGTCGGCCATTATCGGCGCGAAATACTTCATTGAGCCTGCAAGAGAGCTAACCGTTGTATTAGACGATGAGGCCGCTGCTGCAAGCGCATTGACGACACGCTCCGACTCCGACGCCTCAAGCCTCATCCCTCGCAGGATGTTTGCTGTGATACCTACGGCCTCACCAAGGTCCATCACCTGTGACTCAGCAAGGGCTACCGCACCATCCATCGCGCTGATAATCTCTGTTGCACTAAACCCAGCCCGCCCGAATGCTTCCATGCCCGCCGCGATATCAGTCATGGTCTGTGCGGTTTCAAGACCGAGCTCTTTGGCTTTTCTGGTTAAGTCGGCAAACTCATCTGCCGAGGCCCCGGTTATCGCCCGGACCTTCGCCATAGCGAGTTCGTAATCAGCAGCCTTTTTGATCGCAGCAACGAAGATCCCCGCGCCAGCAGCGGCAACGATAGCGAACCCAGCAATGGCGGCCTTTCCAACTGCCTTGAAAATGCTCGTCAGCTTATTACCTTGCGTCTGACCCGCCGCAGAGACGGCCTTCAGGTCAGCGATCGCCTTGGCCTTATTTACTTGAATTGTGCCGAATAATCTAAAGATTTCGATTTTGAACCACCTTACTTCTCCTTAATCTTCATCCCTGGTGGAAGCACCGCTATCTTCCTTACACCCCGCGAGAATGCTCGCTTGATGTCTTCGTCGGTCAACGTGCGCCCCTTCTCTTCTACTTCCTCACCAAGCCCAAGCTGCACAAGCCAATTATTGAGCGGCACTACCGTTCTGTTTTCCCCTTCGCCTACTGTTGGCGGGCTTGCTCTGTAACTCCATATTGCTTCCCGTTGGCGGTCACTTCTGACAGCCTCTCGTGTTACCCGTATTAGCTGTAAGAGCCGCGAGTACGGTAACGCTAGGACTTCTTCGTCCGTCCACCCGTACCTTTCTTCGATCCGGTCGATCGCCCTTTCAAACCCTGTATCAGCTTCTCCAGGGCTGGGCCTTTCGCCATCCGTTTGAACTTGTCGAAAAAAGCAATCACGTCATCATGTGTAATGACAGCCTCAATGAGGTCTACAATAGCGTCAAGCGGAAATGTGTTCGGGTCGCGGATCGTACCCTCGTTACTAAGTGGAACCCACGGGAAAGCATCCTCTCCTCGTTCAACACGCTGCGCATTACGGCGGTCATGCTCCTCGCGGAGCTTCGCCATTCTTTTCTCAGACACGCCAGGATCCATACCGATCACGCTGGCAAGTAGTTCCACAACTTCATCGAAGGCTACAACACAGGCATCGATCAAAAACGTTCCAAGTATCGTAGGATCGTTGATCGCTTGTAGCATGGCAGCACGGTTCGCAAGGGATGAAGCGGCAGCGTAAATCTTTGCCAGATATCCAATCTGCGGAAGCCCAAGCCGACTTACCTTACGCTCTACACCCACAATGTCTAGCACGGGCGGGACCCAGGTCATAGGCCCCGCGCCGCTCGTTTCTTTCTCAGTCATCTATCCCCCTATATTCCATACGGAACCCAAAGCTCAACCGGAGCGTTCGCTAGGTCAAGCCCGTCCGCTGGATCAAAGTAGCCCTTCCAGGTTGTCTTGAGTAATGTCTCACCAAGCCGTTCACCTGGAATCTCAATCGTATCAGGCTCGCTCAATGGATTCTTAATGATGAAGATGATCGGATAGGTCTGGCCCACCTCTGATACCTCGCACAACAGTGCGATATTTGTTAGGTGGTCCGCCGCCGCGATCTGCCCTGGCTTGATGATCGTAAACGTGTCATCCGAGGCCGTCGCATCGTAGACGTAGAATACGGTGATGAAGTCACCATCAAGAACAGCACCACCCGCGGTAGCAAGAACAACTTGATATGCCATCGTCATAGTGTCGCCAGTCTGAGTGATAGTATTCTTCGTCCCTGAAGTTGCCCGTGAAAGGGAGACAACGCCTAATGCTGAGGTAGCCGTGACTCCTGTTACTCCATAGGTCGCATTGTTGATAAGTGAAACTAGCTCAACAGCGTCTTCCGTGTCAGTTCCATCGATAGCAAATTCCCGATCTGCAGGGGTCGTCGTATCAGTGTGAGCGGTAAACTCCACCCCGCCAATCGTTACCGTGTCACCATTCACAACCGATGCCAAGGTGATTTGATCGACTATGTTGTAGTCCGTAGCTAGTGTCAATTTCACCCCCGAACCCAACGCCGCAGGCGTTCGCCACACCTCAAGCGTGCTCTCGTCGATACTAGGTGTCCCTGCTGGGGCAACACCAACATCGACCTCGGTTCCAACCCCAATGTATTCGCCCTTGACTCCCGTCGGTGCTTGATCATCGCTATTCGCACCAGGAAGGTGCCACAGATAGTGGTTTACTGAATGCTCCAGTAGACTTGCCGCAAGCGTCGGTATAATCTTGTCGATCTGCCTATGTCCGATGATAAGCCCCATCGCCCCGTCCGGCTCAACGTCGTGGAAGCTCAAGCCATAAGAAAAGCTCACTCCACCCTTCGTTTCACCAAGGAGCGTACCTGGATTATCTAAGTCCGTGAAATCCTTATACAAAGGGCCTCCACCCCGTAAATACTTGTTCACCGCCGCAGCGGTTATTCCTGCTCTGTGCGTTCCCATTCTGAATCACTCCTTAAGCTAAGATATTTGTTATATCGCGCGTCGCTCCGAACCGTACAGCCCAGTGAGTCGCGTAGTGCATAACCTTTGAATCGCCCGTGGGTATCCATCCCCACCCATAATCCCGTGCTTCCATTACGCCGCCACCAATTTCATCCTCAGCAGTTGTTATCTGCCATCCGTGCAATAGAATCTTCAGCTGGTCTAAAGCCAACCCTATACGAGCAGGGTTGCCATCAAGGTTATAATCGTACAGATCCAAGTAGTAGTCGTGTGTGCCAACGAAGATACCGTTGACCATAAGCCGATCCACCATATAGGGCATACCAGGATTACTGTCTGCCTCGATATCGTATAACCATACAAGACTGTCGTGGCTGAATACGCTTATCATCGTCTCATCGGTCGTAATGCGAGTAGCGATAGACTTCCTTGTTGCCTGTCCCGTCTCAAGCGGCATTAGAACCACCTCTTAGCAAGCTCACGTAACATTTTTGGTCTCGCTTGATCCAAGGACGGCTTGAGCCACGGACGCCCACCTTTACTCGACGCCTTCTTCTCAAGTGGCAACGCATATTCCTCATCAGAGCCGATGTATCCCTTATCGCCTTTGACGACTGCGCGGACGCTTCCTTTAAGATCGCCAAGCCGCACCGCCGGATACTCACCTGGCGCTGATGCTATGTAAGTCCGTTGTGTTCCTGGCACCTTATACGTCCGGCCAGTGCGTAACCCTGATAGGTTATTGTCTACCTGGTTACGCCCTTCGTTGCAGGCGGCAAGTAACGCCTTACGGGATGCAACCTCGATCATCGGTAATATCACCGGAAGATAGGAGACAAACACCTTACTCATCTGCAACCTCCCCCGTACCACTCACAAGCACCGTTGTATATCGTCCAACTCCATCCCTATTCTCCGCTGGGGCTACCGGAACGTAAATCTTGAGCACGTTCGGGTGCCCGTTGGTTACCCATACAAACCGTGTTCCCTGCATGGTGATCGTCGGTCTACCGCGAAACTGGAATTCATACTCGATTACCTTGTCAATCGATTGATAACGCTCACGGGCCGCAGCAGAAACCGACACTGCCTCAGCGCAGCGGGTAATGGACGATACGGGTGTCCATACAGTCCCGCCCGCCGGCGAAGGTACTTTCGATCCAGTCTCTATCCGTATACGGTCGCGCACTTAGATCACCACATAATCCTTATGGTCCTGGTAACAATATGTAGTGCGAAAGGAGGTCAAAATTGTCAACCATCCCCGCTTCTTCCGACTTCATCGAGATCCACATCTTGACACTTTTTCCGGTAATGTTCTCCGAGAGAAGCGCATCCCTGTTGTCGAAATGCCGCTTGACGCGCTGCATGATCCACTGTTCGACATCCTCTGGGATCGTGACCGATGTTCTAACTTGCCTAACGAGGAGCTTGTCCTCATCCGAGCTTGCAACTTCAATGAGCCGGTTGCCAGGGTAAGGATAACGTCGCGTTAACGTAACCGTGCCGTCACTATTGGTCGCTGTTACCCCTGCCATGCCAACGGCCCCATAAGAGCCGCCAAGCGTGGTCGAGTTCACTAATGCACAGAAGTTGTCCGCTGTATCTGAGTCGGTATCCCCAAGTGCGAAGTAGAGTTCATCCTCATCTAGCGCGTCAGCAACCGTATAGGATCGCCCGTTGACAGTGATGTAATCATTCTTCTCAACGCCTGAGAACACGATGGTCGGATTAAGTACCTCGAATGGATTGTTAAGATATTCGTCGGCCTTACACTTCGCCGCGTCGAATAGAGCTTCGAGCAACGTATCATAATCCGTCCCATCGACATGGCAATACGCCTTAGTGAGGATTTTGAGAGTTACCTCTTTGCCCTCTTCTTCCCATTCTAGGTTCGTGTAGACAGGACCATCAGGCATCGGCTACTCCTCACCTCTGCGATAGCCATTAACAATTCTTTTTCCATCGGCTACTCCTTGACCTCTTCCAATAGTTCATCGGCAACTTCCGCCATATATTCAGACAACCCGATGAACCCTTCCCCCTCATCCTTCAGCTCGAATCCTCTAAACTTTACACGTGCGGGATACGCCTCCGTTATTGAGCCGTCCTCTTCCATGATGCATACGATAGCCCACCCGAATGTGTGTAGAATGCGATTGATCCACCACAGGAGTTTCGTCGCACGGAACTCCTCCCACGTCTTCTTGAAAACCATGCGCTTGTCAGGCATCGGCTACCCCCTAAACCTCGTATGGCTGTGGAACCGGCGGTGGCCCTCTGAAGCCACCGCTCGATTCTCCAAACGGTTATCTGCAATGATCCTGTTCGCCAAGCCCTCACTGATCAGGCGCTCACCATAGTCTTTTTTGACAATGATGGTTTTGCCTTCCTTGTGGAGCTTCCCCTTAATCTTCCTGTCTTTTGTAAGCTTGATTTTCATGCTGTCACCTATTGCTCCAGATAGACTACGATAAGCGTGCCTTGTAGGTTCGCCCCAGCGCTCCCATCGTCCCCAACATCCTTGAACCCAACAACCACATACCGATTTGTTGTAGTAGTAGCACCAAGGACTGTCGCCCCAGTTGTAGGTTGATAGGCCAACAGATGAGCTGCCGACGTATCTGTCGCGGCAACTAATGTAGTGACCGGAGTTGCGATGTCATCAGTGCTATTGATAACCAGCTCTATTGTGTCGGTCGCTTCGTTGTAGCCTTGTGTGACGTTGACAAAGGCTTGCAGGATAAGACCGGTCACATTCACATCGACACTGGCAACCTTGATCCCTGTACCGTCATCGGCGTCCATCGTCGCTTCCTCTATATCAAACACCACGTATTTAGTAATCGGTTGGTTATCCGCGATTGAAAGTGCGGCAAGATTCGCATGATAAGCCTGGACATCAACGCCAACTTCCACGCTTAGGTCTTGAGTCATCGAAGCGAAGTTCGTTGATTCAAGTAGTGTCTGAGCATCGGCTGTCGGAGTCAGTAAAGCAAAGGTGTCTAAATCAGCATCGTAAGCCTGCGTGTCAACTCCAATCTCTACGCTTAGGTCCTGCGTCATCGATAGGAAGTTGGTCGATTCGAGGAGTGTTTGTGCGTCTGCCGTCGGTGTTAACAGTGCGAAGGTGTCGAGATCAGCATCGTATGCTTGGGTGTCAACCCCTACTTCTAGACTCAAATCCTGAGCCATTGACGCAAAGTTCGTCGATTCAACAAGCGTCTGTGCATCAGCGGTAGGTGTTAGTGTCGCCCAGGTATCTAGATCCGTGTCCCAGGCTTGAACGTTCGTACCAATCACCGCGCCCAACGTACCTAGAACAGTTCCTGCGTCTGCATCGTCCAAGATTGACTGTGCAAAAACAGTACAAGAAGCCGTCCCAATTGTACCAGCTCCAGTTCCTAAGATGAAGTAATCGTCTGCGAATGTAAGCCCAGCGATATCAGTTAACTCGTCATCGTATGCCTGAACGTCCGTCCCGATTATAAGTCCGAGTGCCGTCCGTGCATCGCTCGCATTAGACGATCCAGTACCACCATCGGCTACAGCGAGATCGGTGATTCCATTGATTGTCCCGCCATTGATATCGACAGTTGAGATCGAGCCGAGATCGGTACAGGTTTGTCCTGTTGCCGTCCAAGCCCCATCTATTGTCCCTTGCCACGTCCCTGCGTTGATATCGGCAGTTGTGACCGTGCCGAGATCTGCAATTGTTGCCCCCGCGAACGTCGCTCCTATTTCGATAGTAATACTCTCGAAGATCTCAACCTTCGCCATTCCAACCGTCCCCAGAAGGAGGACGGCAAGCATCAATACAAATACTTTCTTCATTCTCACCACCTCCTAAAGTGGTTGCTTGAATCTAACAGTTACAATCGCCTTTCCCGTTGTGGGAGCCGTTCCAGAACTTGAGTGGGTTGCGTAAATGAGCTGATCCGCTGTAGGCGTCCAGTCCAAAAGCTCCCCCTCAGTTACGCTATCCGCAATATCCGGGTGTCCGTCTTCAATGAGGTAGTCTGTGTCTCCAACAATGCCAACGACAATAGCATCATCAGCTCCGCCGGAGTTGAACGCCGTGATGACCTTAATATCGGCCATCAGATAGCGTGCTCCTGCAGGGATAGTCCCTATAAGGACCGACGCCGCATTGTCTACCACATCCGTATATTCAATGAGCTCGGAGATTGATCCAACCGTCTCTGGCGCCCACGGAGCGGGACCACCAACGTTGCGAACACTGTGTGGTCTTAGTCTACGCATGATCCCTCCTAGCTTGCATCGTCGCTATATGCTGAAACCTGCCCAACCGGCAAGTAACCAGCGACCGCACGGATCAACTGACAAGAAGTGCGTACATCCGTTTCAACGCTCGCAAACCGACCGCCAATGTGAGTGAAGTTGTCATCCCGATCTAGATCCTGAACCGCAACCTCGAAATGCGCTTGCTGTATATAGTCCTCTACAGCAGACTTGGCTGCGTCGGATTCAACGATTGTGAACGTCCCGTCACCAGGCTCGTCCATCGTCAAGGTGACAACTGCTACAGCCGCTGTTGCCAGCACACCAGGCACCCCATAAGTTGCGTCATTGATGCACGCTGCAAACGAAGTCGCCGTTTCGGTATCTGTGCCGCTCTGGTCAAACTGCCGATTTGCCAGCGACTCTGCCGCTTTCGCGGTGAACGTCAACGCTGTACCCACTGTCATCACACCATTCACAAACGTATACGGTGTAATGATAACCGTGTCATCAACGTCAATCGATGCAAAGGTTACGGTACACATTGTGATCTTGATGCCTTGCGCCATCGTAATCGTTGCACCAAGTTGCTGTTCATCTGAACCCTCTGCGTCAGTTGCTTCGTAGACAGCGAATGTACAATCATCACCGTCATGCTGCCCCCACACCTGTGCAATGAACAGCGCCTTTGCGTATTTCTCCATGCTAAACCATTCACCAGTGAGGCTTGTAGCCCCTACCTGTGGATATACTGCGCAATCTACTTTTGTTGCTTCTGCTATATCGTGCATATTAGTTCTCCTTTCTGCCTGTGGCAGATTGACTTCTCTCTATGCAAGGGACTTGAGGACCATCCCAACCGGTCAATTCCGGCGCTTTACAAGCGGGCTGAGTGCGCACAATTGGACCCAGCCTATCAAGTCCCATGTTCCACTACACAAGTTCAATGAACGGGCTCACCGTATTAGTGCCATCCCTCAACGTGAGAGGTTCCGTGAGCCACGGCTTACCATCCTCATAGTACACGACCCTGATTGTCTCATTACCGATCAGGAAGTTCGCGTAAGTACTGTCGGACTTGAGCGTTACGCCCATTCCAGGTTTCACAAGGTAGTATTCGAGGTTGATCAACCGCAGATCACCCGTCGTTCCAAGCGTCGGCGAGATTTCATTGAAGAAGATCGGGATGCCCGCCAGGGTCGGAGCAGGGATTCCCTCCCGCGCGTTATCCGCCCAGATGAGCTTTCCACTACCATCGGTCATCGTCATCAGTTGTGGAAGCATCGTGACCTTTTGACATACCCACACGAACCGCCCACCGCCATTCGACATCGCTCTTGCCAACATGTAGGTTAGATCCTCATAGTTGACTTCATCCGCCACGCTACGGGAAATTTGAATCATTGCCGGACTATCTGCGAAGCCAAGGAACTCGCCTGCGCCTGTCCCTGTTTGAATCTTGTCATCCCTGTAGGATAGGATTGCACCGTTGACGAGCGGCTGCATCATCGAGCCCATCTGTGGCGCATTTGCCTGTGACTCTTCAGATACGAGCCAGTACACGCCAACTTTCTCAGGCTTCAGTCTCACTTGTAAGATTTTGGGCGTCGCAGTCTTTGTGAGCGTCGCCAACTCTTTTGCAGAGTAGACCGCAACCCCGCCAAAGATACCCTTTGATCCAGCTTGATCGAACGCATTGAAAACGAAGTCTGCGTTTGGCGGATCGGTCCTAGGAAGCATCCGCACTAAGGACGAAAGCCACTGTTGATCCGGTGGAATTTGTAGCAACTGCGCCGAGAACTGCGGGCGCATCCAGAACCCACCATCCGAGCCGGTAAGCGTCGATAGATCGCGCCGCTCTATCTCGCCTTTGTGCATCTTGAGGAGACGCTCCGGCGTTCCCCCGGGCTGGCCAGCCGCACGAACTTCGGCGATCATATCATCGAAGCCGCCTGGCTCATTGCCGTAGCCATAGTCTTCTTCGGTCTCTGTATCACCGCCTAGCCTTGGCGCAGCCTGCTTTTCCATCGCGGTAGACAGCCGTTTCTCAAGCGCGACAATCTTCTCATCACGCTCTTCCTTGAATGCCTTTACGTCCCCAGCTATCACTTTGATGCGTCGGTCGACTTCCTCTTTCACAGTCTCAGGCAACCCTTCGATGCTATCCGCTATACCTTTGAGGGTAAGCGTCAACTTCTCCAGGTTCTGTCTTTCTTCATTGCCTTCTGTGTTTTCCACTGCATTCGTGGCATCATCATCCATTCTGATCACTCCTTTTTTAGTACCCGCTCTAGGCGAGCGATTTCTTCTCGGAACTCTCGCAAGTGGTCGCCCGGCTCGCGTCGCGGCTCCCCAGTCTGAGTGCCAACAGGCGGCTCTCTAAGGAGTGCTGATAAACGTCCCATTTCAAACGCCATCCCCACGGGAATATAAATCGTTTTCGACTCCCACGGGGCCTTCTCATCCATCTTGTGATAATACTTCGTTATAATTGTCTTGACTTTCACCTTATCAGAGGCAGGGATATTCACCCCGCCGCGTCCGCCTTGGAGAACAACCGCCACAGCAAAGATCGCTCGCGGCATCGCCTTCAAAGTCCCACCAATCACATCACCGATCATCAACTTGTAAGCACCGAACTTGTCTGCGTTCTCCCCGTCGTACCACAAAAACGCCCTTCGGTACTTCGCGTTCGGTTCATCTCCTGCTCCGGCCCATGCCCTCACGCGCTTTTCCGCAGCGGCCTTATCCCACTTCTTCTTGCGATCTCCAAGCGGAAGATTCGATGAGATCACGCCACGCTCCTCCTGCATCCTTACCTCACCGATCAACGCCTCCTCATTTGAGGCAAAGTTAGTAGTCACTGGTGCAATCTCATATAAACGGACTTCCTTGAAGTGCGGAATCTTCTTGTCGTTCTCCTCAATAATCAACTCCTTCAAGGAATGAAAGCTATGGCTCATCTGCGTGATATACTTCTTCATCATTCCGCTATATACGTCGCGCCCTTTCTCAACGTCAAGATCAAGCTGCCCTTCCTTGACGAACAGACCGTGACTATCCTCTTCAACATTCGCCATTCCTATAGGTACAGTCGCGTTGTGCATCCAGGTTAATGGAAAGACGCCTTTGTGATCCTTGATCGTCTTTTTGAATGCCCCCTTATCAAACACTGTTCCATACGTATCGAGGACCCCGAACACTGAGGCATAGCCGCTGAACCGGCCCTTTTTATCAAGCTCCCTCAGCTCAAAATTGTGAATCGCCTGTAGTCTATCCATCGCCATCACCTTCGCTTCGACAGCCGCATAATTAGCGTCGTGTCATTGTTGTCTGCAAGCGACGTGGCAACCACCAGGTAAGTCGTACTCTGCTTCAGCGTAAACGGAGGAGGAGGCTCAGACGGATCGGTATACGACCATGCGCCCATCCGCTGCCGGATCAGCGTTCCACCCGTATACGTTCCACCTTGCTCAATCAATACTGCATGTGTCTCATCCTCGGCGCTGTCTGATCTGATCACGTTCCGCCACACCATCGCTGTCCCAGCCGCGCCGATCGTCACGCCCTCATACCACTGCAACACTACCCCATTGTCGCAAGCCAGTTCGCACCCTAGACGATAGCTACCCGTTGCCGGTGTCGTTATAGCAATGCTGATCGGACTGCCAATGTCGTGATCGCTATCGTAGTGTGAAGACTCCCAAAATCGCCTGTTACTCATTTACCTCACCCACCCTTTTCTCCTTCCCTTTGAATAGTAAACATAACATGCCGATGGGAATACAAATGCCCCATAGCCCTATGAACGACACAATCCACACAACCATAACGATAGGAAGCAGTATGATTCTCTTCATTATCCTTATGGCCTTTGTATCTTCCTTACGGACCTCAAACATGTATCCCATCCTTGTCATGATGAATTTTTATACATTTCTGTGCAACGGCAGCCTATAACATGGTCCGCCGGTCCGTCACCTGGATGCTGCATTGTCGCTCCATCAGCCATTACATACGGCTCATCGAACGGAATCCAGATCCCGCTTATCTCCATGTGCATCTCTCGCGCCCTCGGTGGGTCCATCGCAGACAGCCACGCCTTCTTTTTCGCCACGCCCGACTGTCGCGCCGACTCGTGCATCCCGAATCCAGTCGCCGTGTGCACCTCGGTTCGTGCAATCATCATCGCTCGTGCAACGACCGGCTTTTTTGTCGTTGGATCTATTAGGCCTTCAACCTTCTCCCAGTGCCGATAGACTCCCTCAATCTGTTTGGCGATCTTCACCGATGATTCGCCCGCTTTGAGGCTGGCAAGGACTACCTTGCGAATCGCCTTCTTGGTCGTTATGCCAATCTCTACAACGTCCTCCGCTGTCTTAGTAGTGACCCACTTTTTAATCAGATCATTCCACGGATCAAATTCGTAGCCTTGTCGAGCCTCCAAATCTTCTGAGAGGCCCGCTATTGCCTTTTCCGAGCTGGGGCCTACCTCAGTGGCCCTACCATTGAGATCATCTGCCACTTGCCCGCCAAAGTCTTCGATGACGGCTCTCATGACAGCGGTGATCAATTTCGACCATGAGGGAGCTCGTGCGTCTATCACATAATCCACATCGACATGCCCCGCCTTGATCGCCTTTACTACTGCTTCACGTTCAAGTCTGAATTCCTGAGCGACCTTTGGCGCAACGCCGCGCTCCCATCCCTGCTTACGACGGTCAACTGCCCGCCAGTGCGCTGCAAACTGTTCCTTGGTTTCCAAGTTGAACGACCGGCTTGACCGGCCTTCAGGGAACAGAAACCGGATTGATCCATCTTCGGATCTTGCAGTAGCAGCAGGCAAGGTCGTCCCCGCTGGAAGAACATTCACTGGAAGGTAACCCACATCACCACCAGGAACAGGCCCGATACCGACACCAAACTTCTCATCAGCTACATCCCACGGCACTCCACACTTCCATGCCTTTACTGCTCGATCAAGCCCTTCTTTCTGTGCTGCGTTTGCCCCTGGTGTATTCGTTAGGTCGTAGTCCATGAACAATTCACCTGGTGCTGCTAGCTTAGGATCAGCTGTGCCAAACAGAGGTCGGAACTTGTGGTTAAATACCGCGCGCATCTCAGACAACCTTGATTCAACCGGGCCTTGCCACTTATCGCGGATAGCCCATTCCTTATTTTCAAACGTCGCCCCTAGTGCTCCGATTGCCTCGGGATGCACATGGAGGATCTTGCACGCCGCCGCCTCGTAGAACCCCGCAGACTTTATAAAATCCATCTCAATGGGAGTGCGTGACATTTCCGCCATTTGTACACCAAACGAATTGATGAGCAGCCCGTGGGCATTCTCAGGGCCGTGGATTTGCTTGTTTATATGTTTAATCCAATCTTCATACTGCGTTCCACTCATATTCACGCCTTTCTCAGGAGCGAGGATCATATCTTTGATAGCGCGCCTACCTATCGCTACCCTATTCCACTTAATGCTCGCATTTAGAGTGTCAATGATCGGTGCTCCAGCCTGTAGAGGAGCCAGCCCGTAGTAGTCAGAGCTAGGGTCGAAGAACTTAAAGTGTAGGATCTCCTCGGGCGGGAAATGCTCAGACTCTCCTCCTAGAGTATATTTATAGGACTCAATGTGTCCGCGTTTATCAGGAACTATTCTCACGCGGTCGTTACGTAGGAGCCAAATCTTCATCTCATCTGCGATCTGTACGAAATGCCCATAGGCGTCCCCATCAATAGACTTGAACAGATCCCACGCTTCACTAAGTGCCCCCCAGGTGGTTTCAGAGTTCGGACTTCGTAGCATCTCCATGAGCGGGTGACTATCAACAAGGTCCGAGCCAGTCTTTGTCTTGCGCTTGACCACCCACGGCACGGAGCGTATACAGTCTGCTATATCAGATGCTACGGTATAGTAAATATAGCTAGCTTTATAGCCTTCTTTTACCGCTTTCTCGGTTGACCATTCAGGGAAGATAGCCTGCCCAGCCATCCACGGATTACCTAAGCGAGGCGTGAATGTATCCCACTTGCTGCGCTTTGCCGCCCATTGCATAACAAGGTTGGCAACTGTGCTCCCTAATCCCATTCACCACCCCCAAAAACAGAGACATCTCCCAGTTTCCCGAGAGATGCCAAGTCAAACGGCCCTTAGCCGTTACTATGCGCTATCTCACTCTTAGCTCACTATACCATATCCCCCCCATCAAGTCAAGGCGGCTGGGCCTACTGCCTGAGACGGGACACGTTTTGCCCCGCCAAAAGACCTTCGCTTACGGCCTGTCCGCGCCCTAGTTATAGGGCCATAGCCTTGTGGGCTTGGGCTCGACACCGCAGCCGCCAGTAGTTTTACTTATTCCTTGTTAATCTTCCTAAGGATATAGCGCAGGATCTCCGACAATCTGCATCTCTCACCTCCTCTATTCCGGCCATTCCAAGCTCGTAACGCCAACAAAGTGGCTACCGACCATCAACTTTGTCATTACCCACACGAGAGCATCCATCCGGTTCGGAGACCACCGTGAACGTTTCGGACCCTGGGCTATCCACGTACATTGCTCATGCTCGAGCTCCGATAGTTCTCCCACGTGGCTAATCTCTCCTTGAGAGCATAGGTTAGCGATAGGCTCTGCCCTGATATGTTTGGCTTGTGAGGCATTCACCAGATCCTCCGCCGACATGAACTCCCCACCACTATGCTCCACGTCCACTTCCCCAGCGCCGCCACATATTTCGCACTCTTCCTTTTCGTCACCGCCATGACATTTAGGACACTCCTCTCGTACTGTTACTTTCGTCCCCAGGATCACGGCTAATACCATATCACCGCCAAAGTTCTTTTCAGCAACAATCCGATTTGCCTTCCATTCGATGCACGTGAGAATCGCTTCCTTTGCCCAGGCGTTTGGGCTCGCCGTATAACGTCCAGATATATCCGCCAGCACGTATCCCCTACCATCCACGCCGCGGGATCCTAAGATCATTCCTACTTCATCGTTCGACTCTGCGCTACCACCAGACGGGTCAATACCGAGGGCAATCTCCTCGAGCTCTGGCGCGATAGCCACCCGATAAGGGTCTATCATCGTCTCCCGTCTCCATAAGGCTCCCTCTACATCACCTTCTGGATCTCCTTGGTAGAGCGCATTCCAGAACCGCCCGCCGATCGCCGCTCTGATCTTCGCCAGTGTCTTCTTGTTGAACCGCCACGGCCACAGGGGATCACCTTTCTTCCGCCCGAGAACATCGTCCTCTTGCGCGATTGCAGGGAACTTGATAACTTCCCATTCCACGCCGGTTGCCTTTGCCGCTTTTAATAGGCGGCCACCAAGGTCCTGCATGTGCCAGCGGGTCATCACAAGTATCACAGCACCGCCAGGAACCAAGCGAGTTAGGAGTGTCGTCCTGAACCAATCAGCGAGCTTGCGCTGGTAAACGGGACTCTCCCCCTCTTCCATGTTCTTGACCGGATCATCTATGATTGCGAGGTCTGCTCCACGGCCAGTAATAGCGCCACCGGCCCCTGTTGCTTGCATCCTTCCCTTATGCCCCTTGATATGCCAGCGCCCAACAGCAGCAGACTCCTCGGACATCTCCAAGCCGAATAGTTCAGAGCAGTTATCTCTAAAGATCCGCCTTGCGTCGCGGCTCATATCTGTGGCGAGCTCCGCGCCATAGGAAGCGAGGATGATTTCTTTGTCTGGGTTACGTCCTAAGAACCATGCAGGGGTATTCCTCGAAACAACTTCGCTCTTGCCGTGTCTGGGAGGCATGATCACCATTAGTAGCTTGGGTTCATCATGCTCCTCGTTGATCCACTGTTCAACCTCTTCGATCTTCCGGCAAAGGTAGTCCAAGTGTGCCGCGTGCTTCCATGCCCCGTTACTGGCATACTCGCAGAAGCTGGACAGACTGCGCTTGGCTAGAACGCTTAGAACGCGGCGCTCCTCATTCTGTAGGGTTGTCTGTTCTATCGTCGCTGTTTCCACTTTTCCAGACTATCCTTCTCTAGGCTATAAAATGGGGTTTCGGCTCCGTGGACTACCGTAATCCCTGCTGGCAAGATAGTGGGTCTCCTTTTGCAATCTCAACAATTGTCTGAGTAACTCACGCGCGGCATCTGTTGCTAACTCCGCTGGGTGATAGTTTAGCTCCTTTACATATTCTAGGATTTCCCCCGCTTTTCTTACAGCATCTTCCTGAGCGGCCTCTACGACCCGGAACTCTGGCGTCTTCTCCTTTCGAGTCAAAAGAGCCTTGTGTGCCTCTCCTCCCTCGACCGCCTTTGCCCTCACGCTATACCAAGGCCCACGAGCGCCGTTGTAGCAACTAACATATCGCCAGTGTTGTATAGTTCCTACTGTCACCTGGTCTAACATCCACTTTGATTCAAGCTCATAATACGTTGACTCTTTGGGCTTGGGTATTTCCACGGAGCGGCACATAGACCCTCTCCTACAAACGTAATCACTACATATTCTCATAGCGCCTTCGGTTCTGGCTTGGATATCCCCACGCTCACATCTTCCTCCAACCCAATACTCACAGCTCTCGCCAGAACTACCCAGTACACATATCAAGTGCATCTCTCCCTCCTCCTAATCCTTCTCTCCCTTCTCACCACGGATGATCCTCAACCGCTCCCGCAACTGTTCGTTCGTCATACCGGAGAGGTCTTCGTGCTCAATAGGGCCTCCGTCTTTGCCAGTGTGTTCGATTGTTTGCCTATCTGTCCAGCCAAAGTTGTTCTTAAGATCGAAGATATATCCTGCCCCGTACCCGTCACCATCGAGCATGTGTAATACCTTATCTGCTTCGATCACTGCCTTCGCTTTCTTTATAGTGTCAGAAAACTCCTCACGCTTCTCATATTCACGCAAGCCTTCCCTGGTAAGATCGAGGAAGACGGTAAGCCCTTGAACGGTGTACGGCTCAGGCTTAGGTACGTTTGCCAGCACCTTCTTGTTGCCCTGGTTTACTACAACCTTGACCATCCGTGCATCGCACTTCTCAAAGTATTCTCCGATTGCCGTGTGCATCTCTTCTACCGTCTCGAACTTGCGAGGCCTGCCCCCTGCATGTTTCAGTTTCTCTTTGCTCATAATACCACCGCCTGATCTGCGTATGCTTCAGACTTATAGAACCTCTCCGTTAATTTATGAACAAGCGAGCCTTCAACAACCGAGTATTCTGCAAAGTCAATCGGAGGGGTGCCGCTTGCGTTGAATTTAGCAAGACCGTCTGTGGTCATCATATCTCTACCAAACAGGTCGCCGCCTCTTATCAGCCGCCTATTACCAAACATAGGAAAGCGAAGAACTGATGCAGTTACTTCGCCGGTGTATTCTTTCCCGTCTAGAGGCCCTCCTATAAACTTCATGCTTCCTCCTGCGTGTTTCTCAGCCATCACATCTCCTCGGCTCTAAACCTAACGCGGATAAGCGTTCAAGGACCACGGCTACGTATTTAGGCTCTATCTCCATACCGTAATCAAGATAACGCCAAACCTTATCTGCATAATCATATTGCACCAAATGGCCGCCTACGAAACTATGTGGTGGTGCCATATACGCATATCCCCTACTTCCTTCTCCTGGTATGATACCTTTTGCTAAACGGCCACTCGTCTAGTATCGTAAGCCATGCTTCACGCAGATAAAACGCTGCCACTGCTACTACAATTACCGAACAAACAATTCCAACCAATATCCAACCCCACCATGTCATCCTTAACCTCTCTTCGAGTCAAGCAACCGGCTCAAAGCCTCCGAGCTAGTCATCCACTTCATATCAGTGACGTTCCCCTGGCTCAGGTTGATACTCCCTTTCCCGCTATATCCGGCATTCGACAGCCGCGCAAGCCGCAGGAATTCCCGCTTATTGGTCTCACTGCGCCCGACTGCTTTCAATAACGTCTCCAATTCCTTCACGTCTAGCCCGTCAATTGTTATCTCCTATGAGGGTGCTACGGACATCGTTGAGGAAGTCCTCCCCGTCTACAGCGATTATCATCCCTTGTTCGTCCATCCATTCTGTCTCAATGTACTTCACGCACTTCTCTATTGCCTCGCGCTGAGCGCCATAGATTTCTTCAGATACTCG